GTATAACTAATAACACCTGTAGTACTGTTGTATGCTAAGTCGCCTGAAGCACTAATTGCTGCTCTAGCATCAGAGTCAGCGTACATAGTAGGTTCAGTATAACTAATAACACCTGTAGTACTGTTGTATGCTAAGTCGCCTGAAGCACTTACTAATCCACGTACTTCTGCATCAGTTCTTTCAGTGAATGAGAACACACCAGTAGAGCTGTTGTATGAAAGATCTCCACTCGCACTTACTGCATCTCTAGCATCAGAGTCGCCGTAGCCCTCTGCTGCTGCAAGAGAAAGAGTGCCAGCCCCATCATCATACGTTGCAGTGATATTAGTGTGAGTAGCTGAAGTAAACATACTTGCAGCAGCGTCTTGCACTTGTTCAGTTGATACTGACACGTTTGAGCCGTCTGCTAGTGCAAGTTCAAAGCCACCTTGTGTAGATCCATCATGGACTACGAGAGTATCTTTAGTTGTATCTACGGTAACTTCACCTACTGCACCAGTAAAACTGTTGTGCTCGGTAGTAGTACCTCTTCTTAGTTGTAATATTGTTGGCATTTTTTAATCTCCTAGCTATAAGTGCCGCAGTCAATGTCGGTTATGTTTGCCGCAGGAATAGCTGTTCCACTATCCAAGTTGTTTAAATCTGCTCTCATCATTTCAAAACCACCAGCAGTAGCTCCGTCATGTACCACAAGAGTATCTTTAGTTGTGTTTACAGTAATCTCACCTTCAGCACCTGTAAAAGTTGCATGTTCGGTGGTAGTGCCTCTTCTAAACTTAATTCTACTCGCCATTGTTAGAGACTCCCGTAATCGATTGCATTGAAGTCGCCGACTTCCTGAGTGATAGAGCCGTAGTCTTGGTCTGCATTAATAGATACTTTAACAATAGCTGTTCCAGACTCTGAATCAAAATCTACAAACATGTTGCCAGTACTAGTATCTGCAAACGTAAACTTTTCAACTGCTTGGGTAGAATCTGTGTCTGAAGCAGTTACTCCAGGATTCATATCTACAACAGTACCATCTGCTTTCTTCGTGTAAATCTTTTTGTCAGTAGGGTTTAGTGCAATTTCTCCGACTGCCAGATCACCTGAACTCGGTATCGAGTCCGCTACTTCCGACCGTTTCGGTTTGATTATTGTCGCCATTTACCGATTCCTCTTTTGATTTTTCTCTGAGCTTAGTTTTAAGCTCTTTAATTTTGTTCTCGGCATAATCTAAATCTTTTAGCAACTTAACATTTTGTTTAAATAATGTATCTTTTTCTTCTTTTAATTTACTTGTAGATGGTGCAGAAACTACTGCTTGTTTAGCTTCTTTTTCGAGTCTCGCTACTTTAGCTAGTGCTCCATCTTTCTCTTCTTCAAACTGAGCTATAATTTGGTTAGCTTGTTCGATGCCGCCTTCTAATCTTTCAATGAATTCAGCGTCATCTTTTGATTTTCTTTGCAAATCAAAAATTTCATTTCTCAGTTTTTCTTCAGTGTCCTTTAGCTCTTGAATATCTTGAGCTTGATTGTTTACTTGTTCTCTAATCTCATTTGTTTCTGTAGCAGCATTTTGCTGCTTTGATTTTAAAAGAAGATTTTCAAGCGTTAAATCATTTACGCTCTTCGCAAGGTTTGCAATGTATGCATTAACTAAGTTTTCGTTTTCCATTATAATATCACCTGTTATATGTTAAGTAAAAGAGGGGAGCGAACTCCCCTCTCTCTTTCTACTATTTAGTATGTACCGCCATCGAGGTCAGCGAACTCAGGTGTACCACCTGAACCAGCAATCAGTACTTTACCTTCTGTACCAGCAGCAGTTACTTGCATTGCACCAGTGCCGTTACCAAAGATGATACCGTTGCTAGTGAATGTGCCTGCGCCAGTACCACCGTCTGCGACTGCGATTGCAGCAGATAGACCTGAAACAGTACCGCCTGAGAGTGAACCAGTCACATCGCCAGTTAGGTTACCTGTAACATTACCAGTGACATCACCAGTTACGTCACCAGTAAGATCGCCAGTTACGTTACCTTCGAGGTTAGCAACCAAAGTAGCAACAGTGTAGCCAGTTGCAGACTTATCGATAGTGTTGCCAGTAATGTCTTCTTCTGATTCAAACATATGGAACTTGCCATCGTTTGCATCACGGAATAGACCAGTAGTCTTAGCAGCGCCGTCGTTGAACTTACCGAAGAAACCGATGTCAACTGCGTCTGAAGAGTTGCCAGTAGCGTAAGCTACGAGTGAATCTTCAACAGCCATGTTAGTAGTATTAACCTGAGTAGTAGTACCAGAAACAGTCAAGTTACCAGATACAGTTAGGTTACCACCAATAGTTGGGTTGTCTACGAGACCTACAGTTACTTCGTTGTCTGAAACAGTTACATTAGTCTCGTTAGTAGTACCAGAGAAAGTAAGAGTTTCGCCACCAGCAACAGTGTCGCTGTTTGAACCGTCAGAGATGTCAAATGAAGTTGCGATTGCAGCAGTTGTTGCAGAAGTAACACGACCTTTTGCGTCAACAGTGATTACAGGAACAGCAGTAGTTGAACCGTAGTCACCAGCAGAAACGCCTGAGTTTGCAAGTGTAAGAGCGATGTCTGCATCAGCAGAACCGTCAAAGTTTACAGTACCAGTTGCGTCACCTGAAGTGCTGATTGCACGAGCAGTTTCAAGAGCAGATGCAGTAGCAGCGTTGCCTGAAGTGTCTTGGTTACCCGCAGTGTTTACACCAGGAAGATCGATGTTTGCAGAACCGTCGAATGAAACACCACCGATAGTACGTGCAGTTTCAAGAGCAGTTGCAGTGTCAGCGTTACCAGTTACGTCACCTGTTACGTTGCCAGTCACATCACCAGTTACGTCACCAGTAACATTACCAGTAAGATCGCCAGTCACATCACCTGTTACGTTACCAGTTACGTCACCAGTTACGGCACCAGTGAAAGTAGCGTCTGATCCGTCAGTACCATTTTCTAGTATTTTAGAAGTACCGTCGTTTGCAAACACATCACCAGTTAGTGAAGTTGCTTCTGCGCCTGATACACTACCAGTAAGAGTAACATCGCCAGAACCGTCGATTTCTACGGAACCAGAAAGATCACCAGCGAGTGTAATAGTACGAGCAGTTGCCCATGCGCTTGCTGTGTCAGCGTTACCAGTGAGGTCACCAGTCACATCGCCTGTAACATTACCAGTGAGGTCACCCGTTACGTCAGCAGAGATTGCACCAGAACCATCACGCTTAACAATAGCGTTGTTAGTTTTAGATGAAGTTGCAGCGTCTACGAGGTCAGTGTAGTACTTACCACCAACTTTGTGAATAGCTGCTGAGTTGTCGTTATTGACGGATTCGATATATAGAATCGCACTGTCGCCGTCATTAGCTTTGTCTTGTGCATACGCCATTTCCGACTGTTCAAGTTGTGATGTCGTAGGTGCCGTTGCTAGTGCCGAGCGTTTAATCTGAATTACAGTTGCCATATTGGCTTTTCTCCTTTACAAACTATAGTTTTTTTTGTTATAATATAATTTTTTTAGTAAGTACCACCGTCCAAAGAATCAATATCAACTATTGTTTCTTGCGCTTGCGCTACCCACTTTCCTGTCGTTTCATCATACACTAGTGTATAACCATCTTCCAAAGTAGTTGAGTCAACATTTGCCAACTGCTCTACTTTAGCGCTGGTTACTCTTTTAGATCCAGTAGCAACTGTAGAAACTAATCTTGGATTGCTAGATGGAACCGAAACTTTAATTGCCATTACCTAGTTACCTCCGGAGTTACTGTTACAATCCCTTCTATGATTCTAACAGTTTCTTCATCAGACGCTATTTCAACATCGTAAACATATCGACCAGCTTTGAGTGCTGAGGTTTGAGTTGGATTCAAAGATAATGTAATTTCACCAAACAGATCTACTTTTGAAGTTGTAAATTCAGTATAAGTATTAGTATAATAACTTTTACGAATCTGTGATGAGACTGTATAATCAGTTAGATCTTTCTCTGATCCATCATCCAAAGTCACGTTAATAGTTATCTCAAAACTCGTGCCTTGATCTATAACTAAATTTTGTATGCCAGCCATATATGTATCCTTAATTTACTCTTTTATTTATAAGAATAAATATCTTTATGAAAACAATTTTATTATTAAAATACGGCGATAAGTACTCAGCAGAAGATGTGAATCGTATCTATCATACTACTCAAGGTAGATACAACTATGTTTGCGTGACAGACGATGCTTCTGGTCTTCACCCAGATATTTATACATTGCCGTTAGACAACGAGATAGAAGGTCACTGGGAAAAGATAAAACTATTTAAACTTCATACTTACGGCAAGATTCTGTATCTAGACCTAGATGTTCGCATACAAAAAGATATAGATCATTTGTGGGATTATCTTGACAACACACCAGTCATTTGCTATACTTATTGGAAAGATAAAAACTTTCCTTATCACAAAGACGCTAGATGGTCGTTTAACTATCTCAGTAACTTTAATTCTAGTGTGATGCTGTGGGAAGATGCAAGACATATATATAATTACTGGAAAGAAAACGAAGATTACTACATGGTTAAATACGCAGGTGATGATAGATTTCTGTACCATGAGAACTTTACTTTCGAACACTTTCCAGAAGATGAGATATACTCATTTAAATTTTCTGGTGGTAAATATCAGCCAGATAAAACAATAGCATTATTAAACGGGCAAGCTGACTTTCCCGACATTGAGAAAGAATATGATGAATTTTGTATGCATCAAGTGGGGTGACAAATACACTCCAGACTATGTGAACAATCTCTATCGTATGGTTGAAAAGAACTATACGAAGCCTTTTACATTCACATGCTACACAGATGACGCTGAAGGACTAGAGTGTGATACACATCCTATTCCAGATGACGGCGTTCTTCACCCAGATCATTGGTTTGGCAAAGAAAACTATTGCTGGGATCGTGCTAAGTTTCTTGTGTTCAATTCACACCAATGGCTAGGATACGAAGGCAAGTGGTGCTACTTTGATCTAGATGTTATCATTCAAAACAATATAGATGCCATTGATGAGCTGGCAGAAAGACCACGAATAGTACATTCTAAGTGGCAAGATCCTAAACAGATACACGAAAGGTTGTTTATTGATATTAGAGGCACATTTTTTAACTCTAGTATGATGTGTTGGAATGAAAAACAGTGTGAAAAAATATATCATGAAGTATTGTTTGAAGACGAGATAGTCTTCAAAACTTTCTACAAAGGCTCTGACAACTATCATTATTGGCGACAGAGAAACTTCTGGAAAAATATTCCTTTCGATTGGGTGTATTCTTACAACAGAGGAATGAGTTTTCCAGATGACATTGAAACTAAAACGTATCGTCCTGACGCTAAACTCTGTGTGTTTAATACTGATTTGACGCCTGACCCAAGAGCAAAAAGTCAAATAAAGCTAGAGCAACTTGAAGATGAAGATTTATTGAGGTTATGGAAATGCGAGTAAATTACGTGTGTTGTAAGTGGGGAACTAAGTACGGCCCTCACTTTGTAAACAAACTCAAGAACATGGCGAAGCGTCATACTGATCCTGATAAGTTTGACTTTCACTTTTATTGTTATACTGAGCACCCTGAAGGTTTAGATGACGATATCAAAGTGATTGACTTTCCTGACATTGATAGCATTCATCCTAAGTATTGGTTTGGCGGTGATAATTTTAAATATGGTATGGCTCGTTGTTGGGACCGTCCTAAGACTTTTGTCTTCAACACTCATAACTTTGCTGAAGATAAGCCTACTGGTCGCTTTGTCTTTCTAGATTTAGATGTTATCATTCAAAACGATATGGGTCCTATCATTACATATGATCTAGACCGTCCTACTAAACTTCGTAGTCACTGGCAAGATCCTCGCCCAATGAAAACTCGACAGTTCAAACTAGCGCACGGTGCTTATACGAATGGTAGCTGTCAAGTGTGGAGTGATGATCAGTGTGAAGTAATTTGGAAAGATGTTCTCAAGCATCAAGAACAAATTTGGTTCACATTCACTGACGGTACAGACAACTATCACAGTTGGAGATGGGGCGAGTTTAGCAACACGCCTCTATGGGGACACTTTCCTAGTTGGATGGCTTACTCATACAATAGAGGACGATCTTGGGACGAAGATGATTTGCGGGTAGATACTTATCGCCCAGGTGCTATTCTCTGTGTATTCAATATTGACTTGTTGCCTTTCGAAGACAAGAGCAGAGGCAGCACAAAACAAGATGATCTAGCAGATCCTGATCTATTGGCACACTGGCAATGATACATATCTATACTGTTAAATGGGGAACAAAATATTCTAGTAAGCATGTCAATAAAATTTATCAACAGTGTAAAAAACATTCTACTAGTTATTTTAAATTCTATTGCTTGACTGAAGACCCTAAGGGTTTACACAAAGACATAGAAGCAATAGCATTCCCTGAAGATAACTACTATGAGAAGTGGTGGAACAAACTTTACTTGTTTGACGAAAATGTTGTAACACAAAAAGGTGAAAAAATATTTCTAGATTTAGATGTCATCGTACAATCTAACTTAGATGCATTTATACAATATTCGTGTCAAGATAAAATTGTTTTTGTACACACTCATTGGCATAATTTAGAAAAAATGTACAAAGATACAAGACATATTCCAAACAAATATACTGATTTAAATTCAAGCATATTGAGATGGAACGATGAAGTACTCAATACAGAAGAGATGAAAAGTTTTTGGAAACTGTTAAGAGATTATCCTAGTCAAATATTTTTTTATTATAGAGGACTAGACAATTTATTTTACAACAGATTCAATCACGATCATATAAAATATTTTCCGCAAGGATGGGTGTACAGTTATAATTATGGCTACATGTATCCTAGCGACACAGAAGAAAACTTAATTCGTAAAACACCCTTTGTGTGTTTATTTGATTCAATGGAGAGACCTGAAGATGTTAAACTTGAATTTTCTGACTAGCTTTAGATACTGGGGTTTAGCTCTAGATAAGATAGAGCATGAGATGCCCCACAAACACGATGATTTTAGAAAGTCAATGAATCCAAATACAATGGATGCTGCTGTCTGGTTGATGGAAGAGTTAGTAAAACAACTAGACCCAGACAAAGAATACAATATTATTGTTCTAAATTCTTGGCTAGGCTTTCCTCTTGTGCCATTGATTTGTGAGAACATCAAAGTTAAACATATGGACTTGATTGATATTGACAAAGAAGCATTAGAACTGTCTAAAGTATTCAACAAGCACTACACAGATCAAGGCATGGATATCAATCACTTGAATCTAGATATACCTTTTGCGTTTCATGATATCAATGCACTTGATACTGACATTGTTATTTCATTGGGGTGTGAGCAAATGTATCCTCTCAAGGAACTTACAACTGCAAATCCAGACTGTCTGTTTGCTTTACAGTCTAGTAATGTGATTCAAGAAATGTACGGTATCAACTGTGTGTCTAACAACGAAGAACACTTAGAGAATACTGGTATAACAAAACCACTCTACGAAGGAAAAGTAGAGCAGTTTTATTATAACTGGGAAGGTAAAGTTTTCTTTGACAGATTTATGGCTATTGGAAAGAAGTAATGACAAAGATAGCAGACTTTCATACAGGCAAACAAAAATTTATAAAAGGAAAAATGCCAAAAGATCGTTCTTTAGATGGTATTGATTTCAATGTGTCAAAAGAGCATGAAATAGCTGATTCGTTTTTAAATGCTCCTAGAAAAAAATATAATCAAAAGTTAGTAAAAAAGCATATAAGAGACTTAGAATCAAATGATGAAGCAAAGTTTCTTAAACTTATTAAGCATTACAATATAGAATCTAAAGAATCGCTGATTAAAGAATTAAAAAGCAGGCTTACTGATAAGAAGTAGCGTCTTCGCCTGATATATCTTCAATCATATCTTGCCACATTTCTAAGTGAGGTATGACAAAGCCTAAAGAGATTCTTTTTTCATGAGAGCCTGCACAGTGATAAAACACTTTGTCTGGCTCTCTTCCTCTTCCGAAGTAACCTACCTTACATGTCCAACCTGGCTTGTCTTGCATGTTGACTACTTTTTTAGTCACAGGATCTAAGTATCTAAAGAAGCCATTGCCCTTCTCAGAGTAACTAAACAGAATATTATAACCAGATGCATTCCAGTTATTATGCCATCCCATGAATCCGCCTTCTGGATAGTACACATTGACTGCTTGATTTCTAGCACCGAGAAGTGAGCAAAGGTTAGTAGATAGTTCTCGTACTTTGCTTTTGTGTTCAGACGAAACTCTTTCTTCTGAAGCAATGTCTACTGAAATAGTCTTCTCAGGATAGCCGATGTGTTCAGCATCTTTCTCTATAATTTCCTGCAAATGTTCTAGACTACATCCTTTAGGCAGAGTAAATCCTTGATGCCTTCCTTCGTGATGTGAAATTTTATCTAGATCAGATAAGTCTTGCCCAAAGAACCAATCGCTGTAAGAGTTTAAAATTTCTGAGATTTCAGTACTATTAATACTAATCCATTTCATAATATAAACTCCTAGTCTAACTTGTCTTTAGGAATTGTGTGATGATAAAGAACGACATCGGTTCCTTGTAGTTCTTCAAAGTGGTATCCATTGACAAAGTTCCAACGAGCATCAGGCTCTTTGATATATCCCCACTTCACACCTTTTTCGCCGTAAGTCAGTAGACGCCACATAGTGAATGTGTCCCACTTACGAGCATCTTCTGGATAATGTTGCATGTCATAGTCTGGTTCCCACTGTGCTAGATACTCAGTGTACCATGCACCCATGAGATCCATTGTCGCTTCATTCTTTCTGTAGATAAAAAATCCACAGTGACAAGTCATCTCTTCGCCTTCTGCTAACTTAGTCAGTTTAGCATTGTAGGGACGATTCTTAGTAAATACAATATCTAGATCATCAGGTAACTCGTCCCATACATTTACAATATCTTCGTGCTCACACATCATGTCAGCGTCTAGATAGCAAGTAATGTCGTATGGAGTTTTGTTGAGCGCCCACAACTTAGCACGAATGTGCCGTGGTATACCTTCAGTCACGATGTTATCGAACAGAGTGTAGTCTTCAGGCTCTACCCACTCTTCGTGTGTGAAGAAAGTGATATTAGCTTCTGGATAGAAATCTCTTACAGATTCAGCAAGAACTTTTGCATAACGATAAAAACCTTTCCTGACAGAAGCAACAATGACAAACCCTTTAGTTTGTTTCTTCGCCATTCTCAATTTCCTTCATCAACAAAATAGTAGCGTATGCTTGAACTTCCATGATAGATTTAGACTTACGAATCTTTCTTTTTAGTTCTGCGTTTTTAGAATTTTTAATCCCTTCTACTTCAAACGCTTCAAGTTTACAATTAAACAATGCTTCTTGTTTAGCTCTAACTTGCTGAGACTCACGCCTTTCCATTTGTTGTTTGATATTTTCATTACGGCGATCTAATCCGTCTTGAGTATTTTTATCAATTTCTTCTTCTGTGTATTGTTCTAAGATTGCCTTCATGTCACGATTAGTGCCGTCAGGATCCATTACAGAAGCAATGTTATGATTGCCATCAGGTTGCTCAATAGTAACGATGAGGTGTCTATTTTCCTTATTAGACCAATAAGGATTAAGATATTTCTTTTTAGGGGTAATCTCTTCGGACACTTGTTTTACAGAGGTGTCCGAAGAAACGTTTAAATCTGTCATAATGTAACTCCAAATAATAAATCTTCAATACTATATAGTCAATTTTTTAAGCTGTTCTCAGCCAGAGTTTAACAGTAGATACATTCTCAGTAGTAGCTTGGATAGTATCACCTGCATAATTGCCTGTAAAGTCGTTGCTATAGCTTCCAATATAAGTGCCAGAGAACGTGTTTGAATAGTATCCAGTATAAGTTCCCGAATATGTGCCAGAGAAAGCAGAAGTTCCTACATAGTTACCTGAAAAGTTTCTATTATAAGCGCCGGTGTAGAAACCAGTGTATGACTTTGCACCCGTATAGAATCCAGTATAATAACCAGTATAGAATCCAGTGTAGAAATTAGTACCGCCAGCAAATCCAGAGTAGAATAGAGTGTATCCTTCAGTTCTTGCATAAGTTCCTGCATAAGTTCCTGCATATGCAGATGTGCCTACATAGTTACCTGCATAACTTCCAGAGAATGATCCAGTATAAGAACCCGTGTAAGTTTTTGCACCAACATAACTGCCTACATAGTCGCCTACATAGTTGCCACTGAAATTGCCTACATAGTTTCCTACATATCCGCCAGAGAACGAGCCAGTGTATGTACCTGCATAATTTTCTGATGCAACTTCTTGTCTAGTATCAACAAGTGAATCGCCCATCTGAGTCCAAGTACCTGTACCAGGAGCTGTTGATTGCAACTTGTATGTGCCTATCTCGCTATCAATAATTCTATTTCTGAAGTTAGGAACCATCTGCTCAATTTCAGCAGCAGACATCATCTTAACGTTTGTGCCGTCAAGTTTGAGAGATGCTAAGTCTTCATTTGCAGAAGTAGTAGGAGTAGTTTTTTGCCACAAGTAAAGATTAGTACTGCCACCTTGATTGCTGTCTGTGATTGTGTATCTTGACGTCCAAGTACCACCAGCAGGAGCAGATGCCGCTAGACTGTATTGACCTACAGTGTAACCTGTGCCTGTCACCATGTCTTCAATTACTTTATCCAAAACGTCAGTGTCTAGTGCAGCATCAGAGAATTCTTTAATACCTGAATCGTAACCTACTGGACGATTAGTAATGCTTTCAGAAGCCGCTGCGGTTACTTGCTTAAAGTAGTAAGTAGTATCTGTAGTTGCGCCATCAGTAGGATGAGTTCCGATTGCGTCATCTCTGATTTGGTTTGTCCAAGTACCAATACTAGTACCAGTCAACGCATTTGATGTGTCAACATTAAGCTCTGCTGTGCCAGTACCGTCTGTATCACTTGCAAATTTGTTTGTTATTACATATGAAAGATACTGATTGATCTGAGCATCTGACATTTCCTGAAGTCCTTCAAAGTTCCCTGAACTGATAGGACTGGATGAGGCTTTAATACGTATAGGTTGCATTTTTTATTCCTAATTTAATTGAGTTCCAGAAGAGTCAAATACAACAACAGGCAATAAAGATTTCCAAAGAGATCCTGACGCACATACTAAATCTAAACTAGCACCAGGTGCCAAGTTTTTAGCGACATTACTTCCTAAGGAATCTATTGCTTCTGATGATGCTGGATATATTTTAATATTTTCTGATGTTGCGTTTATGACCTTAACAGTTTTTCCTGTTGATGCGCTTGGTAAAATAACTCCTTGATCTGTTGTGGCAGTAGTTACAATATTATAACTTTCAGATAAAGAAGTAGCGGTTCCCTGATTATTCCCTGCAGCACTCACCGCCGCTGCTGTACTAAAGGTACTTTCTCCGGAAACAGACATATTACCAAAACTAACATCATCGCCAGACTCATATTTTTCGTCATTTAAATTAGTAAAGTTGTCGTCAACCTCGGTATTAGATAAAGGAACACCTTTAACAGTTCTTAATGTAATTGTTGCCATTTAGTTATTCCCGAGAATTCAACTTTTCTAGTATTAATCTCAACGAGTCTTTAATATCGGTGACTTCATCTTTTAATGTATTTATATCATTTTCACATTCAAGAATTTTTCTACTTTTTGCAAGTCTTTTTTCTTTTATCTTTTTATATTCAGCCAGAGAAGAATTGTCTATGTTCACGATTGCCTTTGATTCAACATCTCTAGCAATCGTAATATCGTCCTTTACTCTTACAAACTTATTTATACTCATAATTATACCTGTAGTGCATACGCTCTAAGCGATTTTGTCTTAGGCAATATAGCTCTGTTTTCACTCAAGTGTACTATCTTTATAGCAAAGTGTTTGAAGGATTTGTAGGTAACAGTCGATACTGTAGGAGTTCCTAATACAGCGTCTACTGAGGGACTGCCTCCTATAAGTTCTACTGAAATATTACCTGCGGTATAATCTCTGCCTGGATTAGTAATTCTAATCTTAGAGATTGTAGTACCGGTCATCACTGCTTCTGCGGATGCTCCGTAACCAACACCAAGATCGTCAGTGATCTTAACAATAGGCGCTGAAACATATGTTCCACCTGACGACACTGGTATAGAATCAACTCGTGTTAAATCATATTCAAATATTCCTGTGTCGCCATCAACGCCCCACGTTCCAGAAGATTTTTCTGGAATTTTATATGTGTATTCTGCTAGACCTGTTGTTGCAATAAATGGTGAAGATTCTACTTCCAATTTTCTCCAATATATATCGTTAGAAAAATCTCCGTCATCTTCTGCATTCTGTAGTTTAGCGTATACTTCAACATCTGATATTGAAGGAATTGCATTTTCTAAGAAGACCTTCAAGTCTTCTGCATCTTGACCTTCAGCTAAGATAACCTTTTTTGTTATGTATTTACTTTGAGCATCACCGCCTGAGCGTGTTTCTTCTTCTGCTGAAGTATTGTTTATCTTATTAGCAACGGCTAACATATCAAGTGCCGCTAAATCTAGAATAGGACTGACATTATTAGAAGTTGTTCTCAGAGTAAATTGCAGCCTAGCAGTCTTTTCTCCATCTCTTGCAATTTCATTCGAATAACTGTATACAGTTTTAACTTCAGGAAGCTCTATTGTTGATTGCAAAACAGCATTAGTTAGTGTAGTGTTTGCAGTAGAAGCATCTTTTTTAGTCAAAGCAATTTTAGGAGTAATTGTACCAATTTCATCTGGATTGATAGAATGATAT